TCGGGGCGACGGGGCTGGCGGTGACCGCTGGCACGGCCGACATCCTGAAGGTCGCCAATGGCGGATCGGGCACCTCGGTCAGCTATGACATCCTGATCGTCGGCGATTCGGCTTAAGGCCAGCCCGCATGGCGCAGCCCACCCTGCCCGCCGGTGATCTGGATCGGTCGATCGAGATCATCTCGCAGGTAAAGACCAAGGCCGGGAATGGCCAGCAGGTGCTGTCGGATGGGCCGCGCATCGCGCGCACGCGGGCGAAACGGATGGAACAGCGACTGAGCGAAGTCTTCTCTGCCGGGTCGGACCAGCCCGCGGGCACGGTGGTGTTCCGGATCCGCTGGCGCAGCGATGTGAGCAACGTGAACCAGTTCGTCATCGCCGACGGCCAGCGGTTCGAGATCAAGGCGGTGCAGGAATTCGGGCGGCGTGTGGGGCTGGACCTGATCTGCGAGCGCTTGGGGGGCAATGTGTGATGGCGAAGTTACTGGGGGTGCGCGATATCCAGCAGGCGCTGAACCAGCTGCCCGCAGGCATGCAGGCTAATGTCATCCGATCGGGCAACCGTGCAGTGGCCAACGATATCGTGAAGCGGATCAAGGCGAACCAGAACCTGCCCGCAACCGTGCGTGCCGCGATTATCGCGGCGGTGGGGTACGGCCTCAAGCGCAAGATGGGCCTGCACATGGTTGGCCTGCGCAAGCGGTTCGGTCCGTTGGCGCACCTGATCGAGTTCGGCACCGGGCCGCGCACGCAGAAAGAAACGGGGCGTTACACCGGGCGCATGCCTGCCAACCCGTTCCTACGCCCGACGCTGGATGAGTACACGCCCGAGCTGATCGAGGCGATCTGGTCGAAAGCGGCGGGTCGCAACTTCAACCTGCAGCTGCGCAAGCTGGCCAAGGCGGCGGCGCGATGACGGACATGGCCACTGCGCTGTGCCAGCATCTGCTGGCCGATGCGGCGATCACGGCGATCATCGACGATCGGGTGTTTCCGCAGGAAGCCGATGCCGAGGCGCAGAGCCCGCGCATCCTGTACATGCGCGTCAGCTCGGGCGCGCGCGACGGGCTGACCACGGATGGGCCGACGCAGTATTTCAGGGCGCTGTACCAGCTCGATCTGTTCGCGCGCAGCAAGGATGACCTGACCGCGCTGGAGACGGCGGTGCGCGCGGCGATGGATCACCAGATCAGCCAGGTGTGGACCGGGGTGCGGGTGATGGCGAGCTTCCTGCTCGACGAGCGCGACGTTGCGTTCGACCCGGCGGCGAACCTGCACAGCGTGCAACACGATTATCGCATCGAATTTCAAACGGGAGACTGACCCATGACTGTGAAAGGCCTGCCTGCCAAGGGCACCATCTTTGCCATCGGCAACGGCGATGCCGAGACGGTGGCCTATGCTTCGGAGACGTTCACCACGGTGGGCCGCACCACGGGCGTTCCGATCCCGGATGTCAGCCGCAACGGCATCGACGTGACCGCACTCGAGGACGACTGGGAAACCAACATCCCCGGCATCCTGCGCGGCGGTTCGATCAATGTCGCGGTGATGCGGGTGTTCGGCGATGCCGGTCAGCGGGCGATGCTGGCCGCGCTGATGGATGCCGAGAAGAAGTGGTACAAGATCACCTTCAGCGACGGCACGGTGAAGTACGGCACCTGCTGGGTGCTGGGCGAATCGGGCGACGCGGGCGTTGACCAGTCGATCACCGGCACGTTCGCGGTGAAGATCGAAACCGCGACCGAGGTGCCCGCCGCATGACCAGCATAGCCAAGATGCGCGCGGCGGTGCTGGCCGCCGGCGCGCTGCCGCCGCCGACCACCAGCACGCTGCTGGGGCAGGAAGTCACCATCCGTGCAATGACCGGCAATGAAGAGACGGCTTATCTGAGCAAGTCGCTTTCTGCCGGCATGGTGCCGATCTGCGCCGCGTGCATCATCGACGGGCACGGCCAGCCTGTGTTTACGCGGGAAGAGCTCGGCGCGCTGAAGGCAGGTTCGCTCAAGCAGGTGTACCGGGATATTCTGGCGCTGACGTTCCCCAATGCGGAAGAGCTGGGAAACGGATCCGAAACGACGGACGATACCGCTTCCGATTCGAACTAGCGCTGGCGCTGGGCAAGACGCTGGGGGAGATTGACGCGCTGCCGGTGCCGGAGCTGATGCAGTGGCAGGCCTATGCCGCGCTGCACCCGATCGGCCCGGCGCGCGATGACTGGCGGGTGGCGCAACTGGCGGCGCTGCTGTTCAACATCAACCGGGGCAAAGGCATGGCCCCGGCCAAGGTCAGCGAGTTCATGTGGCAGACGCCGCAGGATGAGGCGGACCCGGACGACGAGGCCGATCAGCTGCGCATGTTCCTGGGCAGCCTGCCCGAGCCGAAGGTGCTGAACTGATTATGCGCCGGTCCGCTTCGGAACAATCATCGCCACCGCCAAACCGATCAATCCGGTGCAAATGCCGAGAAGGAAGAAACCGCACCCTGAATAGCCTTTTTGGCTACCGATCACCCCGCTGGCGATGCCGCAAACGAACCAAAGGATCAGCAAGACTTCCATAATGGTTATCCCTTAATCTTGGCGTAGCTGAAATTGGCTTGGCTCATTGGTCCGCTCTATTGGCAGATGCATTTCTAAGCATCTGGCTGCGCCAGACCAATCCGTTAATGCAATATGGTATCAATATGAAGCCCAAGGAAACTGCAGCTAAGGCTGCTTGTTGAGGTGCGCTGTTGCTTGGGGCCAGCGCCAGCAGAAATGTCAGAATGCTAAAACCTGCGCCGATCGAAGTCAGTATCGTGGTGAGGGTGAACATGGCTTCTCCATCGCTTCTTGCACGAGGCGGCGGATCGCCTCGGGGCGCGATGGTAGATCAGGTTGCAGTCTGCGCCAATCGTCAATCATTGCCAGAAGTTCAGGCTGAATGCGGACGTTGACCATTTCGCCAGCTTGGCCGGGGCGCTTAGATGAGGGCTTATTGTTACTGCTTGCCGGGTTCATGGTTCCGTGGTATCAGAAAAGCAGGCCGAACGAAAGGTGCAACTTTCGTTCGGCCCTAACCATCACCATGGAGTAGACCCATGCCTCAGGCTGAGAATGTCGTTAGCATGGCCCAGTACCGGAGCACACCGGGAAATGCGGGCCGATTTACCCAACAGACCACGCTCGCGGAAATCCGCGCCGAACTGGCAAAGCGGGTGCGCCCCTGCCCGCCGCATGACGGCACGCTGACCGGTGCCTGCCATGTGCAGGAATGGCTGATCGAGACGCTCGGCATCTATAACGAGGTGCTGGCATGAACGCGCTTGTCAGTCTGACCCCGGCAGGGGCGCGCACCAACAGCCGTCTGGTGGCCGATACGTTCGACAAGCAGCACAAGCAGGTGCTGCATGCAATTGACGTAATTCTAGAGCGGAAGCCTGAACTCACTGGGCATAATTTTATGCCGTGTGAATCGCCTGTCGAAATGGCCAATGGTGTGAAGCGTGACGTCCGGTTCTTTGAAATGGACCGCGACGGCTTCTGCCTGGTCGCCATGGGCTTTACCGGTGAGAAGGCGCTGGAGTGGAAGCTGGCGTTTATCGAAGCGTTCAATGCGCTGGAGCATCATGTGGTCGAAGGCGTGCCTGCCGAGCCGACGGACGATGATGACGGGCTGGACTTCGATGCGCTGGCCGAGCGGATGCGGATGGTGCGCGAGGCGCGGCTGCTGTTCGGCAGGAATGCGGCAAAGCGGCTGTGGGTCGATCTGCGCTTGCCCGATGTCTCGCCGCGCTCGGTTCCGCTGACGGCCACCGGTTACGTGGTCGAGGAATCGGTCGGCGACTGGATGGCAACGTGCACCACGTTCGTTGCCGGTCACAAGGTCGAGGCCAGTGCGCTGTACCGGCACTATGTCTGGTGGTGCTCGAGCACGGACCGGAAATATCTGTCACAGTCCGGCTTCGGGCGGCAGCTGACCAATGCCGGGATCTATGGCCGACATTCGGGGCGTGTGCACCGGATCGGGCTGAAGCTGAACGACTGACGCGGTGGCGTCCATGGCATGGACGCCAAGCGAATAGAATTTGCGCAAAGGGGGTTGCTAATAGCAACCCCCTTTGAGCGAGATTGAGACAACCCAAGGCCTGCCGGGCAACCGGCGGGCCTTTTTGTTTGAGGTGAACCATGGTTACGCGCATCGGTGGCATTGTTGTCGATATCGAAGCGCGGATGACGAAGCTGGAGAAGGAACTCCAGAAGGCCAACCGTGAGCTGAGCAAGTTCGAGCGGAGCGCCAGCGCCAGCAGCAGCCGGATTGAGACAGGGCTGGTCGGGATCGGCAAGGGTGTCGGCCTGCTGACCGGATCGCTGGCTGGTCTTGGGATTGCATTCGGGGCGACAGAACTGATCGGCTTTGGCCGAGATGCGCTGGCGATGGCGGATGATCTGGCGACGGCGGCCGACCAGGTCGGCATCGGCGTCGAGCGGTTCCAGACGTTGCGCCAGGTGTTCCGCGAACTGGAAGTGGATGGCGACAGTTTCGACAAGGCGATGATGCGCCTTTCGACCACGCTGGGCGATGTTCAGTCCGGGGCAACCAATGAGGCCACCAAGGCGCTCGACAAGATGGGGATCACCGCCCGCATCCTCTCGGGGGAGATCGACACCACCGACGAGCTGCTCGATGCGATTGCAGACAGCGCCAAGCGTTTCGGAACCGAAGCCGAGTTTACCTCGGCTGTGGTCGATATCTTTGGGCGGCGGGGTGGCGTCGAGCTGGCGG